CCATTATTTTTCTCCGTTAATGGTTGGGGTTACGCAGTGGTGAAGTTCGGACGTGCGCGAAGCAGGCCGATGGCTTCCGGACGGATCACTTTATATCCGTACACCTGCAGGCCACGATAGATCATGTCGAATCCGTTAGGATCGTCCTGCATCTTATTCTTGGTCAACTGGGTAGCGAACGTGATTGCGTCGTTGGTTCCGAACAGCATATCCGAGTAGTACTGCTTCGGATCAGTGGCGTCAGTTCCATCAGAGGCGTAGTTACGCTTCAAGCGGTTCGTGGTGAACACGGTGAAGCGGTCGACTTGTCCAACCAGACCATTACGGAATGGGGATTTGCCGTCGCCTGTCAGGCTGGCATCTTTGATGTCCGAAGCTTTCAGCAACGCGGCAGTCAGCGGGTCAATAACCAACCAGCGGCCTCCATCAGGGATGTTCTGCTCGTCAAGCACTGCACCAAGCTGAACGATCTTCTCCATGACATTTCCAGTCGTGAGGGTGATGAATCCAGCTTTAGTAGTGGTACCGAGGTCGATCAGTCCAGTCGTGAGACCGGCAGTCGTGCCTTGGTTCGCAGTAGCTACCTGTGAAGGTACAGCCGCGAAGACGTCAGTCGCAATGACCGCATCAAGGTTTTCAGCCGCGTTGGTGGACCACTCGCCGACACGATTCTTCAGGTCCGTTTGGACTTGCTCGATGTCTTCGATGATGAAGGACCAGCGTTTAGCTTTGTCGATCACGAGCGTCTTCGATGTAGACAGAGGACGTTGGTTCGTGATCACATCGCCGATGGCGTGATCTTCGATCGCAATTTCAGGTACCGTACGGATACGGACTTCGTTGCCCTGCGCTTTGATCATGCCTTCATAATCAGTATTACTGATGAAGGGGATGATCGAGTTCTCGTAGTAACGCTTGATGGTTTTACCCGCATACAAGATGGGGATATACTGCATCGCCGCATTACCGATGGACGGAATACCTGCCGCATAGGGCATTGGGGAACCGTTAGGATATGTAGGCATTTTATTACTCCTGTTTAGTTTTCAACCACCACAGGAATTCCGGTCCAAAGGCACTCGCCTTATAAATTAATCCGTCCTTCCTCCATGGCGGTTTCAATATCTGCTTCCAGTGCATCCAGCGTGTCCGCTTTCTGAAGTTTGCCCCGTAGGGTGAACGGCTTTCCAAGGGCTCGCGCCATGTAGAAGTCCCGTACTTCGTCCTGCGTATACACTATCAAGTTCACTTTCGGCGTATCATTACCGTCAGTTTTGGGAACAGTATGAGTCTGCGGGGGCTTCACCGATGGTGCTGGCTTAGCTAAATTCGCACTTTCTCTGTAGGTATCGATCAACATGGACAACCGCTGGTAGTCATTCACTCCTGCCGCCGCTTCGCCAAGTTCGCGGTACTCTCGTCCGCTGACCGGGTCAACTGTGGTAAGGAATGCGAACCATCCTGCGTCGCTTCCGTTAATTGCTTTAGCTCCGGGGTTGATCGCTTCGACGTGATCCCAAGTGCCCGTTCCTTCTGCGGAGGCTTCGGCCTGATCCACGCGTTGCCGCATAGCTTCGAGCTTCTGATCCACGACAAGGCTGGCCTTCTCGATCTCCTTCGACGCAATCGCTCCTGCAAGCTTCTGCAGTACTGCGATACCGTTTTCGCCAAACTCCGCGAGTTCTGTCTCGTTCAGTATGGCGCTGACTTCCAGAGGTGTTTCCACCTGTGCGACCCGTTGGGTCTCTAACTGTTCTCTGAGCCCCTGAATGATTTCCGCCGACCTACGGTCATTGGCTCTCATCATGCCTTCCAACGTTTTGAAGCGGTGGTCAGCTTTGTTCAGGTCCTCGTTGAGTTTCGGCTCTGGGGCAGGGGGATCGTCCGCTGGGGTTTCGATTCCTTGTGCCACTGGGGGCGTAATCTCAGGTGTATCTTGCGGTGCGTTTGCTTCCGGGGATGGAACTTCCCCCTTCTCCAGCATGTCCATGAGAGCATCTAAGTTCTCATTTTCCTTCAGCACTGCGTTAGGTAGGTCTTTCGACATATCTAGCTTCCTTGTGGTTTGCGCTCCTTGACGGTATGCGCGTTTTCTAAACAGGAAAAAGTCCAAAAAATTGGTGTCTCTCTCCGCGTTAAATTATTTCTACCCGTCTTTGGGCAGTTTGTCTATCATTATATTCAAGACTCTGTTCTCGCCCTGAAGCCGTGCGAGCTCCACTGGATCGATGATCTGCTCCAGCTCCACGCGATTTTCCTCACGGCTGTCAAAAAGCCACTGGGCGAAGTACGGCATCTCATCGAGGTTGCGGATGACCCGGTGGTTCTCCTCGTTGTTAAGCTGTTTCACCGGCACCTCCTGCTTGGTCGATCTTCTGCTGTTCCTGATCTTTCGCGGTCTCGGCCTTAGCGTAGGCGAGGGCGGTCTCTGCCGCTTTGAGCGCCATGTCCGCTTCGTCTTTCTGCGCTTCGCGTTCCAGCGTTGCGAGTTCCACCTCGCGGATTTGGGCCGCTTCCTGAGCGTCCTGCTGGATCAACTCTGAAATCTGTTCCTTGGTCTGCACCGGATTCGAATCAAGGTCAAGCGTGGCTCCGATCTCGCGGAGCAGGTCAGCACGGTTCTCCATTCCGATCACCTTGAAGTCGATGTCGTTGGTGGTGGCCTGAATGAACTCCATACGGCGCTGAGCCATGGTTTCCTTGATCATCACCTGAATCGCACCTGTCGGACGGACGTTGATATCAGCGCCGTATTTCAGCAATGGATCTTCGAGATACTTGATGTTGTAGTAGTACAGATCCTTGACGATCTTGTTGAGGACGCGGGTGTCCAGATTCAAAATCACGTTCTTGATGCCGCGGGCGGCTGAACTCATGAGCATGGAGAGCCCGGACGCGGTACGCCCAGCCCCAGCCACCTTATCGTTGCCATAGGCGTATGCCGGGATTCCGGTGTAGTCATCAGCCAGTTTGGCGAAATGCTGGTATACGCCGAGCAATTCAGCCGCATTGGAGTCCGGCATGAAGAAATCAAGAGGTTTGCCTGTGGCCTTGCCCTCATTGGTAAACTGCCACATTTTCATCGGGTGCGGCGCGGTGAGCGTCTCACCGTCGGGCAGACGCTTGATATCGTTGATTACGGTCTGCGGACCCGAAGCGAATGACATGTTGTTGGAGAGCGCCCGACCGGAGCCGTTGCACATATCCTGCAGGTCAGACATGAGTTCCGGGATGGCCTGCGACCAGAAACTGCCCGTGATGTCGTTCCAGCCAGACGCCGAATAGGGGCGGCAACCGAACTCATCGGGGTTGAAATCAAGGTATACAATCTCCGAGGCGATCAAAATGGCGTTGATGTCATAGGAGCCGCGCTCATCGAGTTCGGTCTTACCGTCGCGATCGTTCTTGAATCCGAAGTCCTTGAGCTTGTCGCCCGGAACCTCAGACCAGACTTCCCAGCCGGACGCCGACGTTTTGAAAACGTTCTCATCCGTCTTGTCGACATTCTTGAGCTCATCGACTTCATCGGAATACGTCGTGGGCATCTGCACATTGTCGAAATTGTCGAGGATGCGGTTGATCGCATCGGTACTCCATCCGGGCTGTCCACGAAGCGCCGCTAAGTCGCCACGCTCATAGCTGACGCGCTCAACGGTGTTGCCGGAAATGTCCTCGCCGGAGACGGGGGATGGGAAGAAATTCTCAGGGTCGATGCGGAAAACAGTCGGGACAACCGCTTCGACGCTCGTCATATGCGGTACGCCTTTCGAGTCGAGTTTCCAAGCACGGCACTTCTTCTGAACCGCAATCGGCCCTTTGATGATCGTGTTCTTGGATTTGCAGACATCGGCGATGGCTGAGCGAAACGTCTTCTCGAAGTCCATCTGAATCATTTGATCCTGAATGATCTGCTCCATGCGGGCGGCGGCGTTGTCGGCGAGCTTACGGCGTTCGGCGAGCACCTCGTCACGGACCGTGGCGGAGAGATCGTAAATCATAGCGGGGGTGAGTTCGAGCGGCTGTCCGGCTTCCTGCGCTTCGGCCTGAAGCTTGCGGATGCGCTGAAGCGACGTGTCGGCCATCTGATCGGCCAGATCCTTCGGTATATCAACGATGGGGGTGGGTTCAATGCGCCACAACTGCTCGCGGTCGGTGGTGAGGATTTCTTTCATCCACGCTTCGGCGGCTCGGGCTTTGACGCCGGTGAGCCCCATGAAGATCTCTGATCCTCCAAAGTCCCTTATTTGCTGGAGCTTGGTCTGGGAGTACTTCCCCTGCACCCGCTCCTCGCAATCGATCAAGGCGTCATCAATGCCCTCGGACTGGCGGTGGTCTTGGTTTTCCTGCACGATGGCCATGAAAAAGCCGACCAGCGGATCGATGACTTCCGGCTTATCGGCTTCTAGGAGCGCGGCAACTTCTTGAGAATGTGCCTCTTCAATAGCGGCTGGACTCGCGACGTTTAATAGATACCCCGATTGATTCGGGACTTTAGTGTCAGTTATTCCGGTTAGCTCGCTATTTGGAGGCATAAATTATTTCCCGCTAATTTAATAGCAGTTGGTCAATGTCGGCACCGTGCCACAGCTCCGCTGAGTTGTCAAGCGATATGCTTCCACGGATCTTCGAGCTTTCCGAACCTGTCGATCAGGCTCTGTTCAAACTCGTCGAGGGATATCCCTTTCCGCCCTGACCGCATCAAGACCACATGAGCTAGGTTTCCGACATGCTCGTGTCGAGAGAGCGGCAGATAGCACCGCATTCGTCCGGCCCATGTGTACGCCTCGGAAAACGTGACGTCCCCGAGTTCGGTACGGTTCATCCCCGTCACTTTGCTCCACTGTCTGAATTCCTGCTCTAGCTCTTCCATTACGTCCATCCTCCTGAGTCTGTGACGTTCAACCGCTTTCAAATACTGGTACGCCTGCCGCGCCGGGAGTGCCCGGTCGCGTCGAGCTGGGGTGCTGTGTCTCTGCCCCGGCATTACGTCCATCCTCCTGAGTTGCTTCCTACCACGGTGCGCTTCTGAATCATCTCATGTCCCTCGAACTGCTTGTTCTTCGCTTGGAGCTGGAACCCGCTGAGGTACAGACA